GTAGAAAAACTCGGAGAACCAGTTGTTCTTCCCTCTAGGTGTACTTATGAAGATGGCTTTTGAGTTATCTTTATCGAGCGTGGGGCGAAGGGCAACATTGAAGGCGTCTCTTCCATCAGCCAGAGCGGCCTCATCAAAGATGATAAGGTCGTAACTCCTACCAACACAACTATCAACTTGATTGACAGAACCCATACGTATTGTTGAGCCATTTGTAAGTTCAATAACCTTGTCTTTTGCATTATCTTTTGCAACCTCTAAATCGAAATGCTTGATTAGATTTCTTTGCAAATCAAAAGAAATCTGAGACAAGGCATAGTTGGGGGACATTATTAGTATGTTAGAATTGGGCACTAGGGAAACTAGTTGCCCAATTATATTTGCGATATAGGTTTTACCCTGTCTCCTTGAAACTGCCGCACATACAAAACGGTATTTCGGATTATTTATCGCGTTTATGATAGCCTTTTGCGATGCAAGAGGCTCAACGCCGAGCAGTTCCAAATATGGATCTACTGGTAATTTGAGAAACCTCGTCTCAGATTGTAACTCTAAAATTTGTTCGGAGGTAACATCCCTCCGACTCACTTCAATTGCCATTTTCTACCTCTTAATGGTCTGTTTTTCCTTTACTGGTTCCAGCATATAAGCCGAACCAAGCTGCACCGGCACCTACAATTACTGATATAAGTCCAGACTGCTCAAGGTTGGGTTCTGGTAAGTCCATGAACCACATTGTACTGTAATAAAGTAGGAAAATATATACACTTAAAAATACTCGTGGGAATATTCTCCATGCGTCTACGGCTTGTGCCATGAAAATGACTTTTTGCCAAGGATTAGTATTGGAAAGATCTTCAAGTTCTCGAATACGATCCTTTAATGCAGACTTTTCTTGGAGAAGCTCCATAAATTTATTAAGGTCTAGTTCGACCTCATTACGGCTCATGTCTCCTGAGAATCTACTATCAAACTCACTCATACTTTTATATCTCCTTCCATATAGCAATTACGTCTATACTTCTTATTCATGGCTTGCTCGGCCCAGTCTAATTCTTGGATTAACCGAGTGTACCACTGCTTATCATAGTCTTTGGAAGCTTTGTCACGATCTTCCGCGAGCTGCTCCTTTCTCACTACAATGTAATTTACCATTTTACTCTGTTTGCCCAATATGCTGCACTCATTTTACCTTTCGCAATATTTTTTGCGTGTCTCGCTTTAAAAGACTTTCTCTTCGCTTTCATTCTTGCAGACTCGCCTGCTTTTGGTTTACCAGCAGTTTTAGCACCTTGCTGCCCAAAACGAATAGTCTTAATTTTAGTACCAACCTTGGCTACTACAATGTGAGACTTCTTTGGGTGACTCGGAGTTCGCTTTGGTTTATTAAAACCTTTAACGCCTGCTCTTTTTAGTCTTGGATCTCTTTTTCTTGCCATTACTTTTTCCCAAAGCTATTCGTTGTTTAATTAACGATCTTGGGACAGTTTTGCCCGCTTTATATAAAGCAGCTATTCTTTTTATGACCGCTGCAAGTTGAGTTCTCTTTGAGCCCTTTGTTCCAGATAAGTACTTCTTTGGAACTTTGCTCTTTTTATCTTTTGGTACGCTTTTTCGTTTTCGTGGCACGTTTCTTTCTCTTGATGTCATTGTCTTGTGAGTGGCCGCCTCGCATGAATGAATTTACACGTCCAAATGCCCACTGTGACATTGATACTCCAGGTCTAGATCCGGAACTGAGAAAAGCTCCTTGCCCTCGTCTATAGACTCTCGCTAACTGCCCATAAGTGTAGCGCTTACTCTTTGAAGCTTTTGCTTTGAGTGTTCTTTTTACACTCGCACTTAAAGGCTTTGCTTTACGCTTAGTACCCGCGCCTTTTCTTTTTACGCTTTTTCTTTTTCGTACTGGCATGCGTTGCTCCTCTCATTAAAGTGCCATTCGGCATATAATGATATCCTTTGGGAGCTTTCTTCCGAGTCTTCCTCTTCTTCTTTTTACCGTAACCTCTTCCTTTTGGCATTTAGAACTCCTATTTTATAACTAGGAAATATACTGCGCTCCATAGTGCGCCTAGTCCAATTACACCTGTCAGTACTACAGCAGCTATTTCCTGGTTCCTGCGAAGTTGTTTAGCAGCTTCTCGAGCCGCTTCCTGTCGCTCCTTCCTGATTTTACCCCGTAGGGTAATCAACTCTTTCCACGCTTCAGCACCCAATGTATAAACAATGAATTGATGAAGTTCCTTCTCAATTTCATCTGCTTTACGCTTGTCTGCAAAAGTCTTTAAAGCTTCTTCCTCAACAGATACAAACTCATTTCGCATTGCTTTAGTTCGTTTCTGGTTGTGAGAAGCTCGGGCGGTGTCTAATCCACCCCATAATTTTCCCAGGTCTCCTGCCATGTCCTGTAATTCACGACCGGCTTTAATACCTGTTTTGACAGCAGTAAATGCCGTCAAAGCAACGGTTATCGGCTCCACTTCTAATCTCTTGCGTTCTCGGGGAACGTATTCTACTTATCTAGTAGAGTGAGTATTATGCCTGCTAAAAAGACAATTACCGTACCTGTTGCTCCCAACAACATGAACTGTAACCTGTCTAGCTTTGCCTCGAGATCCTCAAGTCTGTGAAAATTAGTCTTCCATCGTTCTTCGCAAGTTGCTTCGTGTGCTGTTAAACGACTGTGAATATCATTATAATCAATGTGCCCCATTTAGTAATTTGTCCATTAACTTGCCGTAATTTCCCTGACCAAAGGGCACTCCCTCGTTAATCTGAACATTAGTTTGATTTTTGATATTAGAAGAGGAGACTTTCTCAAGCTCTGCCTGAGCTTTGATTTCATCCATTCTCATTTTGTGTGCCATTTGCAATAGGTCAGCCAAGTCTTTGCTGGAATACACACCACTTTCTTGGGCTTCTTCGAGCTTTGATTGTATCATTTCATCTAATAAAGATGCAATGTTATTTTTGTTTCTATACCCCATATCCAAATAAACAGTGTCGATATATTTCTTCACTTCACGTTTATTTAAAATATCTACTACCTTTTTCTCCGCAACCTGTAGTTGGTCGCAAACTCCCCGGATGTTTCCGAATTGTAGATAAGAGTTCGCTACTTCCAGTCCTTCTGGAGAAATTGTTGTTACTTCTTTAGCCATGAGAGAATTATAACCTCAAAATGATTGAATGTCAAGAAATTTTTTTCTATGATGGTTCTGAAGGCCAAGTTACTTGTGTAAGGTCTGTAACATTAGAATTTTCAGAGGGTACTTCTCTTAGAGCTTGTCGATACTCTGCCCATTCGGCCTTCTTTTCATCTGTCAATTTATTGTCTGAGACCTGAGTCCAATCAGAAAGAAATAAACGTTTATCACGATCTTCTCTAATGTGCACCCATAATGAAGAACTGTCTAATTCCCACGCATAGTTTTTCCACTTGAAGTAGGGAGTCTCAGACTTATCATCTCTATCTTTCCACTCTCCATCTTTGCGATATTTGGTGCGCATAAAAGCGACCTGATCAACTACTTCATCAATGTGTACTACTGTTTGCGAAGGGTCTATAGAATATTCTCCTTCTACAGGTATGTTTTTTCCTCCTGCTGTATAAATTTGCACAACTTCACCTTCTGAGTTTACATGTGCTACTGTACGAACTGTCATTTTTTACTCCCTAATATTACCGATTACAATCGAACCGGAATTTGTTAATGGTTGTGTACCTCCCATAACTCCTAAATCTATATATCCTTCGTAATATATCTTACTATTAGCATAGTCATAGTAAAAACTGGATTGTGAAATCGCAGTAAGATAACGAGACCCATTCATCATCATATACGCCTTAGATAATGTAGTTGTATTACCAGCACTATATACGACATTTGTATTTGGGGATGACGGTTCAATAGGACCATCACTAGTTTGTGCCATCCCATAATAAAGGCCGGGGTCTGTAATCTGAATAAACTCCATAGCTTTATTAAATTTTCTACTATCAATTATTATTGCACCCGCAGAGTTAGTTATTTGAAGTCCATAACTAGTTCCATTAACATTACTATCACCACCACTATCATTGGCGACGGCACGATCAGTAATTTCCAGAACAATAATGCTGGCGGGCTGAGTAAAATAAGCGGTACCATTAGCATAGTCAGGTATTAATCTTAAAAAATTTCCTGCCGCCATATTAGTCGTAGAAGTTCCTTGAGGTTTAGCAAATAATAAATCATTATTATCTCTATCCCACATTGTGGATCCTACAATATTGTTTGAAGAACCCGCCCCTACATTAGTTGGACCTACTTTCGGGAATAAAAATCTAGCAGTACCACTAGAGTCTAGTTGATAAGTACCGCTTGCACCCGTCATTGATAATCCATATGCCATATTAGTATCTCACTAACCAGTATTTAACTGCAAAAGTTACATTTGCACTTACAATATTACTTATAGCTACTGTGAAGTAGCCCGAACCTCCGGACACATTAGTTCTAGTTACTGATAGAGTTAATCCTGGTACAGCAGTTGCGCCCCAATAAACAATACAATTTATATCAGCCCCAGATACTATTTCCGCATGTGTGATATTTTGAGAACTTCCGTCAGCTACACTAACGCTGCCTTCGTCTACTAAATGCCCTGATCTGAAGTTAGGACTAAAGATAAGAACATTCGAACCATTACGTATTTCTAACCCGTAATCATCAGTACCGGAAATACCACTTGTAACACTACCTGATCCTGAGGCTACTGTTGTTGCAGTAATTGTGTCACTAACTCCGCCAATCGTTAAAGTACCAGTATTGGCTTGGTTATTTACAGTAGATGCATTAAATCTCAATTTAACGTCATCTCCGTTTACAACAGTCCCCGCACTAGTGTTCCAGTTGGAGCCATCATCTTTAGTCCATGCAGCATTATGACTATTACCAGTACCAGAAGCGGATATAGCTGTAGTTAATCCACTTCCAAGACCTGCTACTGTTATCTCATTGGAGGTTATTAATCCTTGTATCGCTACTCCTGTATAGGTATCTGGATCGAAAGTGAATGCATCAGGTGTGGTATCGCCACTACTTGCTGTAGTAACTTGCCACGTATCTGATTTAGCTACTGTATTATCATTTACGTCTTTTCCTGTAATGGTCAGGGTTGCGGTTGTTTGTGTGCTTAATTGGCTTGATGAAGTTACCTTCACTGTAACTGTTTGATTATTACTAATAGTGCTAGATCCAGTTGTGTAGGAGCCGCTTCCTATTTTATAACTTCCTCCACTTATTGTGACGTCGGCTGTTTGTGCAGAACCAATACCTGTAATAGTTATTGCGGAAGAAGCAAACTCTGTACTTGTTGCCGCACTAGTAGTTCCAGTGCCTAATTCAAATTGATCAGGATGTGATCTGACTCTTTGTATTGTAAAATTTATAGAATGTAATTGTTGATTACGTCCATAAAAATTATTTGTTTGGTATGCGGATCCTGTATTTGAACCAGTTGGAGCATAATGCGATAAAACTAATTCATATGTGCCACACGGCATGTTCGTTGCTGTAGATAAAGAAAAACTTGTCGAGCTTGAGGTAACAGACCCTAAAGAACCTCCGTTAACATATGTAAAATCGGCACTAGTTGCACTAGGCCAAGCTCTTAAATATAATCTGTGACTATTAGTGCCCGGGGTCTGCAATCCTGTTTGTGACACTGATCCTGTAAGATTTGAACCTCTTGTAATAGTTGTGTAATCCAAAGAGATAGTACCACTCACTCTTTGCCACCAGAAACGATTACTGCGATCTGCTGGATTACCACTTGATGTATTTCTTCCGAAAAATAACCAAGTTGTAGTAGCCCAATCAGTGCTAGAACTTGTTACTGCAGAATATTTTGTGCCTGGGGGTTGTGC